CCGATAGTCTTTACCAGTCATGGCTTAGTAAATTTGGCAGCGAAAAGCAAGCCCGCATGAATAAAGCACTAGAAGGCCTGGTCTCCAGTACTTTACCTGATTATACAGGAAAGGAGATCTTTGATAAGGTTGAGGCCTTACTAGTCGGACATAAACCTAATTGGGCCCCTCGCATAATATTCAAGGGGTCGGACGTCTACAACGCCATTTCTGGGCCCATTTTTAATGAGCTCATGAGACGTCTTGACCATTGCCTTGAGGGCATGGGCGGCCCATATAAGTTTCATAGTTCGTATCGCAAAACTCCTTGCCAGTACGTTCCTTTCATTGAGTCCCGTGGTGAAGAGCATGAATTTTACGTCGAGGCGGATTTTTCATCAAACGACAAGTTTCAATGCAGTGACGTGCAACTCCTTGAAGTTGCGATGATGCGTGTGCTTGGCTGCCCTGAATGGTTCGTTAGACTTCATCTTAAGTCTAATTCTTTCACCGTTCGCAGTTCCAAACATGGCATTAAAGCTTCTTTGAAGAATCAACTTCCAACTGGTGCGACGGATACTACTTTCCGGAACACCTTTTGGAACGGTTGCATTTTGTATTCCGTTTTGATGAAATTGAAGCCGCGTAGTTGTGATGCGCTTCTTCTTGGCGATGATATGCTGGCTCGTTTCTCAGGCCGTTGTGCGTTTGTCGAAAAAACTTACACTTCCATTGCCGCTGAGGCGCAGATGGAAGCCAAAGTCAAACGCCACAGCAACCTGTGGACAGCTACTTTTCTTAGTCGGTTTTTCATACCCCACGCCGGGTGTAAGCACCTTACGGTCCCCATTTTGGGTAAGGCACTCGGCAGGTTTAACATGAGGGCCAACAAGAATCAAGCTGTCAGTGATGACCTTTACATGGCGTGCAAGTCAGTAGGTTACGCTTACGAGTTCAGGTATCTCCCTGTCATTCGTGACATTTTTCTTGAGCGTTTTAAACATCATTTCCCCTTGGCCACTGCACGGGATTTGAAAGGCAATTATGACGTTGAGGTTTCTTGGAATGCCAAAGCAGCCGGTGTTACGCTACGCAATATAACCCAGAAGATTAAAGTTTCTGAGGTATTGTGTGAGTATGATTTTAACGCCTTTTGCCTTGAGCGCTATTCTTTGTTGGCCATCGACGTTATTGATTTGTTCAAGCAAGTTGTCATGAGTACAGAGCTCATTGACATTGAGGGGGTTGTGGTTTCGAAGCTCGCCAGGGATTTCCTTTGATCCTGGCGGGTTGTCACGTTACCTGGATGGGTAGCAGGCAATCGTGTCTTCGGACCGTAATCCACCAAATGTACTGGG